AAAAACTGACGTTGCGTTTGAAGCACGTTCGAAGCATGCGCGGCTGCTCAATGATGAAAAGTTCGTGTATCTTGGCTCGGGATGGAGTACGCTCACTGGGGCCCTCGATGGCGTTCTGGCAATCTGCCGCACGGCAGGTATCATCGCCGCGACTCCCGCCAACCACAGTATCACGCACCCAGTCATACGCGGCGCAACGAATCTCCTGGAGACTTTCACTTACGCCCAATACGAGGACGCAATCAAGAACGGGATGCTGCTGCCCTCCATGTCAAACGATGGTGATATCTGGTACGACTCCGGCGTGGACACGCTTGTTTCTCCCACCGTGGAGCAGGACGAAGGCTGGAAGAAAATCCGTCGCACTAAGACAAGGCTTGAGATTTTCGACCGCCTTGACCGCGCTCTGCAACCTAAAGTCGGCCGCGTCAACTGCGACACGGACGGCATCGGAGACGTTGTGCAAACCGGTATGCGTGTGCTTGACGCGATGGTGACAGAACGTAAGCTGGCGGCAGGCGCATTGTTTGCCTGTGAGAAATCCGAGGCTGACAGCGCGTGGTTTGTCATCAGGGCCGACGATATCGACAGCCTTGAAAAAATCTATCTGCACTACCAGTTCAGGTTTGCGCAGGAGTAAAGGAGGAAATAACTCATGGCAAGAAATCTTAACAACACGCTCGATACCCGTGAGGTTATGACCGGCAAGGACGGACGGCTTTTTGTGCAGGCGGGTGACGTGAATATGTTCCTCGCGGAAATCAACACATACTCTGTCACCATGAATGTGAATACGGTCGAAAAACAGCCAGTCGGCTCGATCCTCGTTCACAGGATTCCTACCGGCGTTACCTTTGACCTTTCTTTTACCGAAATGGTTGTGCGCGACGACCTCATCATGGAACCGCTCCTTGACGCAATCCATAAAGGCAACCTGCCCGACTACAACTTCCAGGGCGTGGCGGTAAAGCCGGATGGGACAGAACAGCGTCTGACGTTCGAAAACGCTGTTCCTAACGGGGCGTTCGGGCTTCAATCCCTCACACCGGGTGAAGTTATTGAGCGCGAACAGACTTTTGCGCTCAATAAGATCCCGAAATTTATCGATAAGCTGGCATCTACTTATCTTGATTCGCTTACAGAAGACAATTTGACAACACTTGACGGAGTTTAATACAGGAGGTTTGTAAAAATGAATAACGAAAAATTTGAAAACGCAGCAGAGGCTCTGGATCTCGACACCGCAACTGACCGCGGAGGCGCGGAATATGACCTTGTAAAATCTTTGCTGGCAGCGGCGGATTATCGTGAAAACGCTGATTCAATTGTCCCGGTTGATATTTACCGTTCAGGAAAATTCCTATTTACTGTCCACATCCATCCGCTGGGCGATGATGAAGTCAGGCAGGCTAATAAGAAAGCTACAAAGTACGGCAAGAATCCAAAGGGCGCAAAATATCCGCCGATTGAGAAGGATTTCAACATGTCGCTGTTCCACAGCTGGCTTATTTATCTTGCCACCACTCCCGAGGACCAGAAAAAGATCTGGGCCAATCCCACCATCAAGAGCAAATATGGGCTGCTTCAGAGTGTTGAAGCAGTCGACACGCTTCTTACATCTGGTGAGAAATCCACGCTTGTGGAGAAGGTTTCCGAAATCAGCGGATTCAACGAGGACTTTGATTCGGAGGAGCACGCAAAAAACTAATTGAGGGCAGCAGCTTGGGTTACCTGCTTTATGCTGTCCTTCAAAGCTATGGTATTGCGCCTGGCGTCTTTATGGGATTTCGCAAACCCACAGACGCTATGAGCGATGGCGAACGCGCTTTTATTACAGCGTCTTTACGAAAAGCGCTTGAAGAGGGAGACGTACCGATAACACAAAAGAATTTTGCAAAACCGAAAAGAGGTGCGGGTTAAATGGGCCAAAGAGTAATTATTGACGTCGAGGGCAAGTTTACCGACGGTATTTCCGGTGCGGCAGGCGCTGCCATCGGTGCTCTTGAGCGCTTTGCCCGCAAAAAGGTTTTTGTGAAGTTCGACGCTAACGCAAGCCCGTTTCTGAAAGTTATAAACAAGGCAAAGAGTCAGGCTGAAAAGTTCGGGCACTCAAAGATCGCTGCCACGCTGAATGCCATTGACAAAGCTACCCGCGTTATGGGCAAGGTGTGGAATTTAGGAATTAAAATTGGGGGCGCGGTTTGGCGGGCCACGGTATCTGTAGTCGATAAAGCCACCGCGCCCATACGCGGGATCATTAACCTCCTGAAAGGCCCGGTCAGGGCGGCTGGCCGGGCGCTTGGGCTGGATTTCGGCGCGGCCAACATGGTAAACACCTACAAGGACTTTGAGGCCGCAATGAGCAACGTCGGCGCGATAAGCGGCGCGACCGGACGCGATATGGATGCGCTCACTGCCAAAGCAAAAGAGATGGGAGCCGCTACTAAATTTACCGCAACAGAAGCCAGTGAAGCTATGGGTTACATGGCTATGGCAGGTTGGAAACCTGAAGCTATGTTAAGCGGCATTGAAGGCATTATGAACCTTGCAGCGGCCAGCGGTGAAAGTCTCGCTTCCACCTCCGATATAGTTACCGATGCATTGACCGCCTTTAAATTACTTCCTCAAGACAGCACACATTTTGCGGATGTCCTTGCCGCCGCCAGCTCGAACGCAAACACTAATGTCGGTCTTATGGGAGAAACGTTTAAATACGTCGGTACCCAAGCAGGCGCTTTAGGTTACAGCATTGAAGACGTTGCTATGACAACCGGACTGATGGCTAACGCAGGGCTTAAAGGCTCTATGGCCGGTACTGCTATGGCGGCTATCTGGACAAGGCTGTCAACCAACACAAGAGGCGCGACAGATGCTATCAAAGCGTTAGGAGTAGAATTCTATACAGAATCAGGCAAAGCCCGCGCGTGGCGTGACATCATGGACGAACTGCGCGTTGCTACCGCCGGTATGACCGATGAACAAAAGTCAGCGTTTGCGAAAACCGTGGCCGGACAGGAAGCACAAAAGGGCTTGTTTGCTATTCTTAATGCGTCAGAAAAGGACTATAAAGACCTGTCTGATGCTATCGACCTTGCAGACGGTGCCGCGTTGCGTATGTCTAAAACCATGATGGATAACCTCAAAGGCTCTCTGGATCTTCTCAAGAGCGCGGCGGAGGGCGCGATACTTACTGTCATGGATTTCTTTGGGCCGCATCTGCGTAAAGGCGTTGACTGGCTTGCCGGGAAAATGCCCGCTGCGGGTCAGGCCGTAGGCAAAGCGCTTGACTTTATCGGGACAAAAATCGGATGGGCTTCCGGTAAAATTAAGGAGATCACGGACGGTGCGGATTGGAAGTTCGGCAGCATTGGAGACAAAGTCAAACTGCTCTGGAAAGGGCTTGTGGTTGACCCGCTGAGCGAATGGTGGAACGGTGGTGGACGCGAAAAATCTATTGAAACCGCCGGGAATATCGGCAGAGATTTGGGTGAAATCCTTAAAACCGGATTGCTTACAATATTCGGTATGACCGACGCGTTAAGCAGCGGCAACGATGGCGCTTTGAACGCTGGCGCCAGCATTGCGAAGAGTTTTGTTGAAGGCTTTGCGGAAGGCTTCGACTTTTCACTTGTCGCCAGCAAATTTAAAGAAGCCCTCGGGAATATCTGGAACGCTATGCCTGGTTGGGCTAAAGCTCTGACAGGCGGTATTATTGGTTCCAAAGTCGTTGGCGGTTTATCTAAAGCAGTGCTCGCAGGGTTATCCATTAAAAATGCTATTGGGTCTGTCGGCAATGGTGCGGTAGCTGGTACCGGACTGTTAGGCAGTTTATCAAAAAAAGGATTCGCTCTTGCTGGTGGCTCGCTATTAGGCCCTGCAAGCATTAGCGGCACACAAGCGGCGTTACTTGGTGGAGCGCATTTTGCCAGTGTGGCCGGTATTGCTACCGCCGGTATTACTGGTATCACTGCTATCGGAGATATAATAAATGCTGCAAAAGCCCATAACGAGGGTGACAGCATTGGAGCAAAATCAAACCTTGCAAAAGGTACATCCAAAGCGGTTGGCATCGGTATAGGTGCCGCAGCAGGCGCAAAATTTGGAGCCGTGCTTGGTACAGCCCTCGGGCCTGCCGGTACATTCATCGGCGGCGGGATCGGTGCTGGAATCGGTGCAGTTGCCGGAATATTCGCTGGAAATAAAATCGCCCGGAACATAGAATCCGCAAGATACGAATCCGAGGAAATGCAAGCCGCTATCAAAGACGCGGATATGTCTGCGGAGGATCTTGCCAGGACCTTTGACCAAGCCGTTTACAGCAACATGAAAAGCCGTTTCGGTGATATGAAGCTGTCTATTGGAGAGATAAAAAGGCTTTCTGAACAGATGGTTTTTGGCGACGATCTGAACGCATATAACGAGTTTACTTCCGCGACACAGAAAGCCTCAGAGAGTTTACAATCTATGCAAAACGTCGCCAGTCAGACAAACCGCTGGATGTGGAAAGCCGGTCTTGGAGTTAAGTTCGACGAAAGCGAAATTGGTGAAATTCAAAGTTCATTTAATGATTACGTTGATTCAGCTAAAGCGTACATTG